CTTGCTAATTTAATACTATACGAAACAGCTTGCAGGATACAACGTGAGAAGAAAGAGTTTATTGATTTCTGTGTTGGCGTGAGTAATTCGACAGAACAATGACTTTATACGAATACAGATGGGGAAATAACAGTAAGCGGCAAAGCATGAAGGGGCGTAGGTGTAAAGTCGTTTGTCGGGGAAAGATGAACAGTTGTCTTGTGGAGTTTGAGAATGGACAGCGGGAAGTAATAAGCAGAAACGCTTTAAGAAAGGCGACAGGAGAATAAAACATGAAGGCTTATGACAAAAACCGAAGGGAAATAATGGTCAATGATGTACTTAAGGTGTACCACTTCACAGGCCGTAGGCGTAAGAAATATTTCATGTATAAGATTGTTAAATCAAAGACAGAGAAATTTAATCACGGCCAATTTCTGATAATATCACACCTCCCAATGAGTAAAGGAGATTACAATTTACTACTTGATGGGAAGGTGCATGAGGACATAGAGATTGTTCAAGGCTATCACCGTGAGGGGAATGTCCAGTACAGCTTTTATGATCGCAAGAGATTCTCAGACTAACAACAAATAAAACGGAAGATCGTTCTTGCAGGACAATTATTCACCAAGTAATTCGACAAAAAGGCCAGAATGAAGGAAAAAGACATCCAGAAAATAGAGAAGCTACTCAAAGATACGGAGCGGCTTATAGGCGATGCCCTGTTGCGCTTCAAGTTTGAGGTAGGCAGGATTATTAAAGAGAATATCGACTCCGGCAAAGCCAAGAGCATTGATAACGCCGCCGACGAGCTGGGCGATCTGCTTGAGAAGAAGTACGGGAGAACATACGGCAGTAAGTATTGGCGCGAGTGTTATTACACGGCAGTAAAGCTGACGGAACAGGAGCGGGAGCTGATACTACGCAAGCACATTAAGCCCAGCCAGGTTCGGAAGATTATTACCAAGCCGCAATTCCAAATCGAGGGTATCATTAAGGCTATTCGGAATGGTTCGTTCAGGGGTTTCCCGGCTGATAGGTACAGAGTCACCAACAACGTAACCAACCGAGCACGGTCAGCAGATCCGAGACAAGGAATTGGGGATAACGCCCCTATAATCTTCCCCCCGGAGACAGGTTTCGAGCATCACTCTCTTCCGCTGACGGCGTTGTTCAAGCTGTACGCCAAAGATCACCAGACGTTAAGCGAGCTTATACTGTGCTCGGCCAAACAAGCCAAGATCAAGCTGGACGTGTAACCAACAGAACTATGAGTGAAGCGAAACATATCAAGGCGCTTGAGCGTAGGCGCGACCATCTCAGGGAGCGTACCAGGCGCGACCCTTCCTTAACGTTTGACATACGGGAGCTTCGTGCGTTAGAATACATGCTCAATAAACAAACGCCCCCGCGAGGGCAGAAAGGACGGTCTACCATGCAGGTAGAAGTATACAACGAGGACTACTTCAACCAGAATAGTCCAGATCAGGTAATCAGCATTGACACCACGCCGATACATGCTCATCCAACAGACCGCAAGAACGGTGGCGGCATACATATCAAGCACGGTGTCTCCACGGTAATCATTGGAGGCCGCGAGGATGGCTCTCTATTCGTCAGGGGGTTGTCGGGTAATCTGGTTGTTAAGCCTGTCAGCGGCAATATCATTAACATTCGAGCCTAACCACAAAAAGAGCCCCTCAGGTTGCCGTGTATGCCACGATCTGAGGGGCTTGCTTACTCTGGCCTTCGTCAATCTATTGGCTTTTCGTTCATCTTCTCTTTTGCGTATGCCGCCAAGATCACCAGCAACATTCCGATTGCAAATATAACCACTCCAACCACCAGCGCCTCGCCTGATATGTTTGTTCCTTTAATCATAGTCTACCTGCTCTCCTTCTCTCCTACTGATTTACAAAACTCCAGATACTCTATGTGCGCTGTGATCTTTCGGTGCGCTAGTCTCTGGATGCGACATGCCTCCATCAAGATGGCCTTGTGTCGGAAGTAGTTACGATACTGAACCACGAGCGGCACAAACCCGTTTATCTCGTTCTGGTGTATAAAGTGTTTCATCCTTTCTTGAGATCCTCGATACGCTCATGGATACTGTTAGCCAGCCGCTTCATGTCCTCGGCTAGTTGCACAGTCTTTTCAAGCTCCTCGTCGATATGATGAACAGGCTCAGGAATCTCGGAACATGAGTTCAGAGCGAACCCTGCGGCCCCCGAGAATGACATAATAAGATCCTCAGCCGTCATGCCGTGAAAGACCTCAGACGGACGTTGAGCGTTAAGCCACTTGTCGGCGTCGCTGAGTATTTCCTTGAGTGTGTGCTTGAGTCTAGCGTTCTGATCCAGCACGTCCGATATCTTCTTGTGTTGTTGTTCTGTCACGTTTACCCTCCAGTTTTGATGTTAGTTTATTTCTTTGATTGCTTCTACCATGTCGATTCGCTTACCAATCCAACGCATAACATTTACGGCCATTGAGTTGCCGTAAGCTCTGTACTGCGGCCCATCTGGGCAGTCTTCGGCCTTCTTTTTCTTTCACGGTATTCTACAATGGTTGTCTGGAAAGCCTTGCAGTCTAGCACATTCTACTGGCGTGAGGCGGCGAACTGTCATTGATGCAATATAGTTCTGCTGTTTCATGCCAGCTTCAGCAGCCAATGCTCCTGCTATCTGCCCATCACCACCCATCTTGCGAACTTCATCACGGGTGTTCTGTTGAAAGGCGAGTGGGACACAGATATTATTTTGCCCTGTTGTCGTCTGTTGTTTTGATTCCGCCTTCAACGTAGGCGATACTTCCTGAACTCCCTCACTGACTACCGGAGTGTAATCAGTTGGCCGATTTAAGTGATCTCCTACTAGACTGTTGACAACTTCACCCTCACCGTTTCCTCGCATGTCGTGGACTTGGGCAATAGCTTGGCCTTGTGCTTGATCTACAGTGTGGCTAACTTCCTCAGCTACACCAATTCCGTTGGCATTAGTTTGAGCTGTGCGAACCGCTGTTGCTTCTGGAATTATCGGTAGACCATCACCCGTACCGTCTGAAGATGGCCCCTTGCAATCCCTTGCTTTGATTGCGGGTGACACTTCAGGAACGAAATAGCTACCTTTTTCACTATCCCATTCTTGAGCCTGAGATCCGGGTGATCGTTTCGCCCATGAAGTGTTTAATGGAGCTGCTACCGTGGCTAATCCCCCTCCGTTTCCGTCGCTGAGGTCTGGATAGCCACGTTCTCCAGAGCCACCCTTAACTGTTCCGGCAACTCTTTGCCCCTTCGTTCTGCTCGGCGCAGGATTCCCCGACAGGCTTTGGCGCTCAAATAGTACCGCTGCGGGAGGTCGCCAGTCTCCAATATATCCGACAACGAAGACACGCCTTCGTCTTTGAGGGACAGCCCTTCCTAACCCGTCCACTCTGATATACTGAGCGTCAAGCACTCTGTAGGCCCACCCATACCCGCATTCTGAAAGCCCTTCAAGGAAGCATGAGAAATCACTTCGCTCTCTATCAAAGCGTTCCCATTCTGATCCGTTGCCTCCGGGTCTGCATTTGGAAAGAATCTGACCTTCCTTGTCACATGACCAGGATGAAAGGACTCCGGGGACGTTCTCCCATACCAGCCAGCGGGGCCGTGTTCGTTCAGCAAGTTTAAGAAACTCGAGGCACAAGTTACCACGCTCATCATCCAGTCCTCCTCTGAGGCCTGCGACTGAGAAAGATTGGCAAGGTGTTCCTCCGACCAAAAGCTCAATTCGTCCGTCATAATCATCCTCCTTTATTGTTGTGAAATCGCCCAAGTTCTTAACGCTGGGCCAATGATGGTTTAATACCGCTGATGGAAAGGGTTCTATCTCTGAGAAGAATGCAGCCTCCCATCCGAGATGGTGCCATGCTGTAGTAGCGGCCTCTATTCCTGAACATATAGATCCGTACCTCATTTAATAACTCCCTCTTTAAAGTTATCCCTTTACTATTCTGTCGGAGTGATATCACGAATACGTCTGAGCTTGTTGGCGTACAGGTCTCGCTGTTTCTCTGCTACATTTATTCTGTCGTGAAGAGTCTGGAGAATAGCCTCAAACTCAATACCGTTCTTTATTCCTCGGAGAGCTTCCCGTTGTTTAGCTATGGTTCTATCCTTCTCTTGTAGCCGAGCGTTCTTTTCATGTATGACTTGCATCCACGTCTCATCCTTAGTAAGGATCTTTTCGATAGCAAGAGCAATTCCGCAGGGACAAGTATTAGTTCCTGACCAATCAAGATCATAGGCCTCACCCATGCGCTTGTTAAGTTCTGTTGCTTCCTGTTTGGAAAAGATCAACTCCTGAGTCTGGCCGTTAATAACTTCTAGTGCATCATCCTCACAGTGGTACGCTTTTCCGTCGAAGTAGAGATCAGCCAAAAGAAGGATGAAGTCGTCAATAGATTTAATTTCTTTCTCGTATGTATTCATGGTTACTCCTGCTCGGGATGTAAGCGATAGATAGCGTCAGTGTTGAACCCAATACTTTCGACGATAGCCTGATGCGCCCGCTCGTGTTCTCTGCGGTGTATTACTTCAAGAGCTATCAGGATGCCAAGACCGATACCGAACATTAACGCTATGGGATTGAAGTAGTGTTTCATCATGCACCTTTCGCTTTGTTTCGGCCTGTGGCTTTACTTATCGCCTCAATACCTTCAATGAAGCCTGTGTTATCAGCTTTTTGGATACCCTCGACTAGAAGCTTGCATGCCTCCAGCAACTCAGGAGCCGCCGCCAGAAGTCTACCGTTCGCCTCGGCGTCTACGAGGGTCTTGAAGTCGTCCTTTACTGTTTGAACCTTGGCTATCCAATAGATACCTCCCTCTTCTGATATCTCGACTTGGTTGGGTGTCTCTCCTTTATATGCTCGCCACGGCCCCGGCGTATGCTCGCCCTTAGTGGGTTCTTCCTTCTTATCCAGAACCATGTCGCTCACGGTTAAGATGTCCATGGATGCCCTGTGATCTGTGTCACAGTCCATGATTGCTTGGTACGCTTCCTCAGGTGTGTCGAACCCTTTGGCCTTGGTTGGTTCAGGTGTCCAGAAACCGTCTGCTTCGGTCATGTAAACAAATGGCTTTTCCGACTTATCTACTACAATACATTTCACGTTCTTACCCTCCAGTTTTTTGTACTACATTAATTATTCTTATGCCGCCGCTTCACGGTGCAGTAGCATTTCTTCGAGCTCGTCACTCAACTCTATAAGAGAGGACAGGCTCATATCTTCAACCTTAGACACAGCGCAACCGACAAGACTCTCAGGGAACTGAGAAGCGAGTGTGCGGATGTACTTAACTATGTCATCACGGTTCATAATAATCATTTACTTCCTTTCTTTTTCTGCGACCATACTTTTTTCTGTTTCCTCCGACTCTAGCAGTTTCGTAATCGCTCTATTGATAAGCCAGTTGACCGAGCGGTCTCTAGCTTTCGCCATCCGTTTTAATGCTTCTCCTGATTGCTTTATTAGGTGCACGCTGGTTGACCTATACTTGTCTGCATCCTTTCTTTTCTTGTAATTCCTACGAGGCATATCTTTATGAATCTCCTTGTCTATCCAGCTACAGTTCTTAGGAGTGTATCCATGCGAAGGATTACCTCTGTGTATTTGATAATTTAGAGAAGGACGCGGCCCCATGTCTTCAACAAAGTTATCAAAACCATTCACTTTCTCTCGCCACCTTGCACATACTTTTATCCCTTTGCCGCCGTAAGAACTATACGATCTATTCTTCTCGCTATGACATCTTGAGATCATCGCGTTCCATATTCCGTACTCAGGGTGGTCTGTTTTTCTCGCCATATTCGTCTCCTGCTTAGTTCTATTTATTTCTGGTAGGATAGCATAGTTACGCACAGTGTCAACTATAAAAAACAATATTTCTGACTTTTTCTCTTGCTTTTCAAAACCACGCTTCCTAGTAAGTAAAACCATGATCAGAGCTAAAGCCAGCAAGACACATGAGCAGGACTTCCTCAAGTTCTGTGATTCGCTGGGCCTGGAGGTCACGGCCTCGGTCGGTAAGCTGTTCTATGTCAAGGACCCGGCTGACCCTGAGTCATACTGGATAGTATGCGCCCGACCAGCTGACCCTAAGCCGTTCACCCTCAGAAGGCGTACTTCCGACCATTTTGACGCGCTACAGGCCGCAATGAACGCCAAAAAGCTCTATATTATGCGATATGACCCCAAAAAGGGCCTAAAAGCCTATAATCCAGCAACAGAGGACAAGATCAGGGAGACCCTTGAGCCTTACAACCAGGAGATAAACACCCATGACAGCTAAAAAGACCGCTTTTACACTCGAATTGCCTGATAAGTGGGGCTTATGCCTCATGCGCTGTATTCACCCTGATGACCCCACTCTCGCCAAGGGCTCCATGTTCGTGGGTGGGCTCGGCACTGATGCTGTCAGCCCGGGGGATCTCCCGGCCCTGATGTTCCAAGCCTCTTACCCGACTGAGGCCGAGACTGTTGACGCGATACGCCAGATCGCCCAGCTCATGGGTATCACGATAGATGAGGAAACAGGCTGGTCCTGCTCAGACATGCTCACTGGGGCAGCAAAGGACGTAGAAGGGGTCTGGGAGCCTTCGGTCAACCAGTTCATACCTGAGGACCCGGAAGAGTCAGAAGAGGGGCCTGAGGATATCGAGGGAGAGTCAACAGCTTTTGAAATGGGTGAGGAACAGCCCTGTAACAACTGTGCTGACTGTCAGCTCAAGGATACTTGCCAGGATGCCTTCTGGATGGACGAAGACCCAGCTGACGATACTATCACTATGAGAGCCAAGCGAGAGGGGCTTGTTTCATCTGCCAGTCCTGTTCCAGACGATACAACCATGGATGACGTGAACGAATCGCTCGACCTAGTGAAGAAGGGTAGGCCATATCACTCAGGAGAGCCAGAGGAAAGGGTTCCCCAGCCGATAGAGGTTGACCCTAAGCATTGCGTCAACTATCGGACGTGTGACCGCACTATCAGCGAGTGTGACCATGACGAGTGCTCTGATTACCTCTCCTACGAGGATGACCAGGCTAGCGAATCGACTCAGTAAGTCTTACATGGAGTATGAGGCCATTATGGTGTATTTGAGCAGTTTTAACGAAATCAGGCTTGCGAGGTTGCTCTGTAAGCCACGATCTAACAACAACGAAGGCCACGATATGCCCCATTCTATTGGGGTTTAGCGGTTTTAACCATTAAGGAGAGTTATGGCGTACTGTCCATGGGGGCCGATAAAAGAGAAGGAGAGTAGTATGAAGATGTTAGTTATGGAGACGACCAAGCAGGGTATTACCAAATACATGCAGCCGGGCGATACAGCTCTCAAGATGTTTGGCGAAAGAGAGAAGAAGCTCAACCTTCCTCCCAGCAGATCGATAGCATGCGTACTCATCCCGGCCCCAGAAGGCTACGAGATAGTGCCGAGAGGGGTGCTCACAACAGGCGTAGAGGCCAAGCCCAGCGGTCACATGCCACGCTGTAAGAGATGTGATCTCAAGAAAACCAAGAAATACCGTATCGATCATTACCCTGACGGCGACCCTCGTAAGCAACCAGGCTACTTCGAGCGTGTAAAAGCCGAGAAACAGGCCGTTCTTGACGCTATGTCTCCACAGGAAGCCCTCGAATACAAAAAGAAGCAAGCTCGCGCTCTGGTCGGAACGCATATCAAGTATGGTAAACTGATTCCTCTCCCATGTTCTGTCTGCGGCTCTTCTCCTGCTGAGGCTCATCATGACGATTACGATCAACCCCTTTCTGTTCGTTGGCTGTGCTTGAAACACCATCGTAAGCTACATGCCAAATCACCCAATTCGACAGAGTTAGAGTATAGGAGTATTGTATGAAGCCTTCTGACCATCTTCCCATACTTCATCCTGATGACCTATCACCCGAGGAAGCCGCCTTCTTAGCTGAGGACTTGAAAAGCCTCAAAGCTGCGTTGCGACCGGTTTTGGCCGACACAAAGCCTCAGGTACGTACACGCGTAGTGAAATACATACATCTGCTCTCTCACGGCACAACGCACAGACAGGCCAGTGTGGAGACCGGCCTTGCTTTCAGTGAGTTAGGGCTGTTAAAGGCCAAGAACGAGCTTTTAGAGCTTATCTGGAAGGCAGCAGTAGCCTCAGGAGAGCGTGTTCGCCAGGAGATCAGGGAAGAGGCTTTAGACAAGCGTGGCGTCAAAGGCTGGGATGAGCCTGTCTTTCATAAAGGCTCACAATGCGGTGTAATCCACCGTTTTAGTGATAAATGCCTTGAGATAGCCGTCAAAGGTGGCGATAAGACTGGCAAGTTCAAGGATAGAGAGGCAGCAGGTGACCAAGCGACGCAGATCCACTACCACATTCACGGTGTTCCTGAGCGTGGATCGACTCCTCCTGAGAAGCGGATAGATGCTGATGTGACCGTACTTCCGTCTGAAAACGCAACCAAAACGCAACCAAGCAGTGATAATAACGATAAATCAAAGGAAAACAGCGCATGACCCCTAGATTCACAATCCAGAGCCATGATATTCTCATTGTTTTAGCCCTCTTCCAGCTCGGGTGCTTCTTTCTCTTCATGGTGATGATGTGGCTTTCCAACCGTCATAAAGAGACCCCCCCTCGGACCACAGGAAAAAGGGGGTCGGGTAGGGCAGATAGTAAGTACCGGTTCTCCCGTAGACCCGGTAGCGAAAATATTATGAGCCCTTCTGAGTCCTCAAAAAATATGTCTACCCCTTCTGAGAGTGGCAAACCGCTTGCTGATATCTTCGAGGGAGCCCTGAGAGAGGGTCGTGAAAAAATATGGCCGGATGCTGAGAGTGGTAAAAAACTGCCTCCTGACTGGATGGTTACAGAAGGGCTTGTAGACTGTTGTAAGAATTGTGGGAATAGCGAGGACACAGGCTTCATTGTTCTAAGGTGCGCGCTGAATGGTCACAAGCTGAATATACCGCATTACTCATGGTGCTCGGACTGGACTGAAAAAAAATCGAATGCTGATACTCCGAAAGAGGGGGGTCTACCGAAATGGCTTAAAGAGTTCCGAGATGCGAGTATAGCGTCGATGTGGGCGGCAGTGGAGGCTGACTACCCTGAATTGATACCACCGCTGGATATGGTGAAACCTGAGCCGAATGCTGATGGTGCGGCGGGAGAACCGGAGACACCGAAATACGAGGGTATTTGCGATAATTGCCGGTACGGAGAGAGCTATCATGCCAGTTTTGATATTCTGTGCACGCTTGGAAATGGCCGGAATGACCCGAGATACCACTGTAATCATTTCAAAGAACGGACCGGAGAGCGGGTATACGTGAAAAAGACGGCTTCTGCTCTCGGGGCGCCCTGGTGGGGGGTGAGCGTATCGGATCTGTACGAGAGAAGGAACAAAGCCCTTCACGATGAGATAGTTTGCGACGCTATGCGGGGGATCCCCGAGCAACCGTGTAAAGAGTGCATGTTCTGGCACCCTGAGCTTGTTCCAAATTGCGGGCTGAATTATGGGCGAGAGAGCTACCATAACTGCAAGTGTTTCATGCAGCGCCGGAAGATCAAGGAGCCTGAGGCCAAGAAACCGGAGGAATGGCACGAAAAGGTGTCGCCGTGCTTTGATTGTGAGAATAGGCTTGGCTCAGTGATGATGCACAACACTTGCAAGGTAGGCTATCACCAGACTGACCGGAAAATGACATGTATGCGGTATGTTCCGCGGAAACAACCAGAGGGAGATAATGGCGGGACAGAAACCAGAAAGCGAGCAGGATGCTCTTGAACAGTACGAGACAACCGTAAAGCAGGTGTACTACCGGTATTACCGGCGCCCTTGTCCTGGATTGGACAAAGAGGACCTGCTCCAGTCGGGCCGGAAGGGTATCATAACCGCGTACCGTACGTTCGAAGAGTCAAGGGGGACGGTTTTCAGCACATGGGTCAGATCGCAGATAAGAGGGAGCATGGGCGACCAGTGGACCGAGATGGACTATCTGCCGGCTCCAGTACGCAGAGACCTGATGTCTGGGAAGGAAGGCGTGAAAGACTGGCACCGACCAGCTGTAGAGCTGGGGGCTCTGGACAATGAGGGGGCTCACATGATTACTGATGATCGAGAGTATCCGATATCGTTTGACTCGGGAGAGCTCAAGCGGTTCTGCTCTGATATTCTGGACGATCGATACTGGGATATGCTTTACAGGCGTGTTGGGCTGAAACAGACGTTCCGCGCGATTGGGGAGGTCCATAAGCTCAGTAAAGAGCGTGTTCGGCAGATCGTGGTCCGGGCGCTGCGTAAAATCAAGAAGAAGCTAAAAAGTCATCCAGGCGGGATTTACGGGACAGATTGAACTAAAAACACCAAAAAGGGGGAAAGATGGAAGAACATGTGGCATTGGATATTGAGATGACGGGAATAGGTGCGCCGGAAGTGCTTGAAGAGATTAAGGCGTTCATCCAGAAGAAGAGTGAGGATTATCCTGAAGTTAGTTTCAAGATGTCTGCTTGGCAGAGTATAGACGACTAATGCACCCACTTGGCATATTAGCTTGTGTATTGGCGCTGTTGGCGGTAGTGATACAGTTCGGGGGTAATGAGTGAAGGGATACAGAAAGAGAGTCATTAAGAGACCCGCGAGGGAGCATTTTGTCCTATATCACTGGTCCCCCCGGAAGCGCAGGGAGGGTATATTGCGTAATGGTTTGTGTCCGCATAAGCCCGGAGTGCTTACCCAATGGAAACCGCCTTACGTCTGTTTTTCTGATTCTCCTTCTTTAGCTTGGGCTTTAAGTGCTGAGTTTGCGAGGAAGAAGCATTTCTGGGATTTATGGATGGTATGGTCTAATCAGGTTGAGCCGTATGAGATGATTTCGAATATCGTTACAGAGGTAGGGACGTGTAAACCCACGGAATACAGGATATATAAGCGCGTCCCAAAGAGCAAGATATGGTTCGTTGGCAGCCGATACGGAAACAGAAAGGGGTTTAGATGAGTAGAAAGATCAAGCCGAACATTAGTCAGGACATAAGAATGCTTCCCCCGCAGGACCTCAAGAGGGCATTTAAGCTCTTTCAGGCGTTTGCCACCTGCAAGAGGGGAATCGAGGACGCCCCACACCCGCCCAGAAGCGCCTATTTGACGTGCGCTCATCACCATATCGCTGGCAAAGGCAAATACAAAGTAACCGTCGTGATGGAAAGGGTAATCAAATGATTAAGACCGAGAAAGCTGTAGATGGAGGCATGAAGTTCCAAATACACCCGGACTTCACTGCCGCGGAGATTAAACGCCAGCTTGACAAAGAACCGGAGCTGTTGTCTGAAATGTCCAGCCGGATAGCGAATCAGCATTATGAGTTCAATGAGCTTGTGATGATGAAAGGGCTGATATTGTACCAGATGGAGCGTATAAGCAGCCTGGAGAGTGATGCTGATGACGCTTTGAAGCGCGAGAATAATAGGCTTTTGGGGACAATCGGGCGATTCAGGAACGAAGTAGAAAGACTCGAAGGGATGCTGAAAGATGTACGAGCCGCCGTGTCTGGTACCGAGTGAGCCTGAATCTCCAAACCCGTTTGTGATGATTCACTGCATAATACCGCATTTTGACTGGATTGAGGACGAGAACAAAATTACAACGTGGAAGTATTTGGGCATGGGATTAGCGCCTGATATGTTTGTCCACCTGAACTAAGGGAGATAGAAATGGCTGAAAAGAACGGATATAAGCGCACAACGGGGTACAGGAACTTTATGAACCAGAGGATATACTGGCCTCTGATGAAGGATGTTAAAACAGATCAGGGACCTGTGCCAGGCGCAATATCGGCTACAGGCGCTATTTACTGGGTTACGCCTATGGGCTACCGTCTGCTTCACTCTGGGAACGCGAGTCACGCTATCCAGCGGCCCAAGGTCGAGGGCAAAATGGAGATACCTGAGGAATTTGTCGCAAAACGGGACGAGTCAGCGAGTCCCAGTAGTAAACAGGACAAGCCCGAGAAGAGCTGGCTGGCAAAAGGCTTCGGTGCTTTGTTCAACAAAAAACCAAACAGGAGGTAGTGATGGGCGAGACAACGGTAGAAGAGGTATGTTCGTGGCTGAGAGCCGAGATTGAGAAGCTGAAACAAACAGTAGCCGATACGATGACTGAGGCTTCTGACTTTCAGTGCGAGGATTCTCTACTTGATGGGGCTAACATCCCCGCAAGCAAACAGGCGAACATGAAGGCCAATCTGACATTGGTGTTCCGTGATCTGGAAAATGCTCGTATGCGTTGCGGAAAGGCTATGCAAGCGGCTCAGGGCGGTGTTTCGATACTGGATAAGTAATAATAATCAGACCGGGGTAGCCCAATTGGTAGTGCGCCTGACTGTTAATCAGGTTGTTGGAGGTTCGAGCCCTCCCCCCGGTGCCAAAAAAAGGAGATAACGATGGGTTATCAAGCAACATGTGATGTGTGTCCGAATGTGGCACCAGTAGGGCCGGACGGCGATCTTCCCGAAGGCTGGGGAACAATGATGGTGGAGTTCTTTCCGGAAGCAGACCGGTTTGACCCTGAGGGCGCTGATCCTGAGACGAAGAAGGGTAACTGCGTTAAGATACTGACGTGCGGTACCTGCTCAGAAGAAGTGGCGGCCCGCGGCATGAGCGGAATCGGGGAACAGCTCAAAGACGCTTTCAGGGACATAATGAAACCTGCAGAGGTCGGAGCTCCAGAAGCGTGAAGCCGACAAGAGCGAAACGGAGTAGGGGCGATCTTCTCAAGCAGATAGAGAAATTAGGCCAAGATAATAAGTCTCTTGGCCTCTTCTGCGAGGGTTTGATAGCCATGGTTAAGGCTCTTCACTCTGAATCTGCGAAGGAGTGTGAGCGGCTCAGAAAGAAGATATCGCCGAGCGCAAAGAAGTCTCGGAGTGTTTTTTATGGCATTTGTGAGCAACTTGGTCCATACTGTCTGGATGTAGCAGAGGAAATGCCTAATCCTCAGACAGCCTCAGAAAAGGCGGCTGAGAAAGGCGTGGTGCCGAAACTCAAAATCAAGAAAGGAGATAGCGATGCCAGTCACAGTGAAACAGATAAAGGGAGTGAACCGGGTAGTGGAAGCGGAGACCGGGAAGATAGCGGTGAATGAGAAGAGCGGCAAGCCTCTTGATGGTGGAGGCCATGAGAGCGCGAGTAAAGCTCACCGGCAGGTAGGCTATATCAACGACGGGCTCAAGAAGAAGGCCGAAAAAGAGACAAAAGATCAATGAGCACGGAACTCGAAGATTTCATAATCGAGTATAAATCGAGCCCGACAGCTTCACTGTTCCATGGGTCCAACGCCTTCTATCGTGGGCTCATGGGGAATATTGGGAGCGGCAAGAGTGTGGCTTGCGTGATGGAGCTCTTCATGCGCGGCAAGGAGCAGCGGGCATATAATGGCGTTCGCAAGACTCGAATGGGTGTAGTTCGTAACTGCTACGACGATCAGACCGAGATACTGACGGAGAAACGCGGATTTCAGTTCTTCAAGAATGTATTGCCTACAGATCGTGTTGCTACCCTCCAGGGTGAGAAGATCAAATACGAGCGGCCAAACAAAATCAGCATAAGCCCATACAAAGGCGAGATGATAGGGTTTGAGGCAGAAGGAGTGGATTTCCTTGTCACGCCCGATCACCAGATGTGGGTGAGCAAACTCCGTACCCGAAAGAAAATATGGGACGAATATCATATGGTTCATGCTGAGGATATCTACAACACAAAGGCTTATCGCGTTCGCCGTGATGGAGAATGGAAGGGAGTCAAACCTAATCTTTCCATCGAGCAGGTCGAATGGTTAGGATTCTGGTATGCAGACGGTTCATGTGGATTCTACCGCCCCACCCCTCGAGTAGTCCTTACTCAGAAAAAGCAACATGGAATCGATTATATTCACGAAATATGCAAAAAAGCTAAGATGCCATTCACAAAAAACCCTCGCCAGGAAGGTGGTTTTAACTTCTTATTCAAACATACCAAGAAGAATAAGCCAGTTATGGATATTGTGAGAAAGGCCGGCAAATCGTATCAGAAGAGTGTTCCGCGTAGTATTCTCAACGCCCCTCCTGAGTATCATAGGGCCTTCATCCGTGGTTTTGCGTATGGGGGATGGACATACCAGGAAGGATTCTATCACGCAGACGTTATACACGAGTTCAAAACAACTATCAGACGATTTACAAGAGATGGCGCTCAAAGGTGGTATGGTTGCAAATATCGCGCGACGTGATCGGCGAGGAAAGAAGAATAAGACAGGGATTTGGGGTAGGCAAAACACGTCTCCTACATCGTAACATTGCTATCTCCCAAGAAATATAGGCCACTACTTTTCAGTCAGAGCTATAATCGACAGAAGCGCGGATGGTACAAAAAGAAATATGATGGATTGGTTTACTGTGCAGAAATGCCTATCCCAACGGTTTATGTGAGGCGTAACGGGTAAGGCTTTTTGGTGCAATCCGAACAAACCCCGAGCTTATCTCGACGACAATCAAGACCTGGCAGGAATGGGTGCCAGAGTCAATATGTCATATCAGCTCCTCGATTCCTATTTCCGGTCACTGTATCATGCCGTTATCTGACGGGACCACCATGGACATGGAGATAATCTTTCTCCCGCTGGACGAGGAAAAGGACGTTAAGAAGCTGAAATCCATTGAGTTCACAATGGTATGGTTCAATGAGGCGTCGGAAATACTGCATACCCACGTAACCATGGCCGGTGGCCGTGTATCCCGTTTTCCGAGCCCGAGACTCGGAGGGAGTTCCTTCTCTGGGGTCATCATGGACACTAACCCGCCCGACGAGGATAGCTGGTGGTATAACCTGGCTGAGGTCGAGAAACCGGAAACATATCAGTTCTGGCGGCAGCCTCCCTCCGTCTTGAAGGTGCCAAAGAAGAACAAGAACGATCCGCAGCTGTACGTGGCGAATATGGGCCAGACCGGCCTTCCTCCGGCTGAAAATGCAGAGAACCACAATGATAAGTACGAATACTGGACGCGGCAGTGTGCGGGTGCTAAAGAGTCATGGATTAACGTATTCTTGATGGGCAATTACGGCAACACCATGGATGGTAAGCCGATTTACCCTGATTACAACGACGATATTCACTGCGCGAGAGAAGAACTGGCCCCGCATAGAGGGCTTCCTCTAATTCTGGGATTTGACTTCGGATTAACCCCGACATGCGTAATAGCCCAGCAATCCATGAGAGGGCAGCTCAGAGTGATTGACGAGCTCGTAGCCGGCATTCCTGAGAAGCAACGCTTGAATATGGATCCAGACCGGTATGTTGAGGACATGGGTGTACGGAAGTTTGCGCGGATGATTGTTAAACCGTATCTCCAGAATCGTTACCCAGGCATGGACTGGCAATCTGTTGGAGACCCAGCGGGGAAAACGGCGTCAGACTCAAACGAGATTAGCTGCTTGCAAGAGCTGGCCGCGGCGGGGATCCATACAGAAATGGCCCGGACCAATAAGTTCACGCCACGCAGAGAAGCCGTAGACGGTTTCCTTCTTCGAATGGTTGAGGGTAATCCCGGGTTTATGCTCTCTCCGAGGTGTCGGATTCTCCGTAAGGGATTCCAGGGCGGCTACCGTTACCGCCAGATGAGAACGCAGGGCGGCGTCAATCATTCCACCGAGCCCGAGAAGAATAGATTTTCTCATCCGCATGACGGATTGCAGTATATCGCCATGCACGCAGAAGGCGGCGGCGGGGCTACTTCTGGCAACCAAACAGCGGGTAGTAGCGGCCAAGCTCTGCCAGTTGAGGGCGCAGATGCTTCCGGTTGGACGTGATTTATTTTTACCTTTTCGTTCAATAAGCAAAAGGGTAAACGTGTTCTCCTAAAAAAACACCCTTCACTTTTTCAGAAAATTACCTATAATATACTTATGAAGTACAACGTGTTTTTTGTATCCAGAGGTAAACGATCATGAGATCATAATATAATTTTAGGCAAAGCCGGGTGTTGCGCGACACTTGGTGATGATTTCAGGAAAGGGTCAGTTGGCGGCCAACTCGTCATTACTGGCCCTTTCCTTTTGCCCGGAGATATATGTATCCAATCACTGAACAGGATTTTACGAGGCATGCTACCGCCAGCAGGGCCACTACGCCTCAGGGCATTAAGAGCATGGGCCTTATCCAATACGCCTCCAATCAGGATATCCAAGAATCAGAGCGCCGAGTACAACAGGCCCGATCAGAACAGACCGTAACCCCGATAGTCACCCTTTCTTCGCATATAAGCAACTGTTTCGAGGAAAACCGCATAAATCGAGAGAGTTCTGGGGTTGAGAGGCAGATGATTGATAACCTCAATCAGCGAAATAACGAGTATTCTTCCACGCAGTTGGCCGCTATTATGGCCCAGGGCGGCACAAAGGTCTTTCTTGGCCTTACGGGCGTTAAGTGTCGAGCTGCCGAGGCGTGGCTCGGTGATGTGCTCTCTTCCCACCCTTTCCAGCTCAAACCCTCTCCTATCCCTGAATTACCGCCTGTTGCCGAAGAGCTCATTGTAGAGCGTGTTATGGCTCAGTTCCAGCGACAGTGGCAGGAATCAGGGGAGATGATGAATCAGGACCAAGCCTACGATATGGCGAATATGCTCCGAGATCAGGTCGAAGAGGACGCCAAAGAAGAGGCTGAGGACCGCGCAGAGAAGATGGAGCGCAAGATTAAGGACCAGATGGCCGAGGGCAAATGGGATGAGGCGTTTGATGAGTTTATCCACAATATGACCACTTTCAAGGCCGGATTCATAAAGGGGCCGGTTCTAAGGCGTGAAAAAGTCCTAAAGTTCAAAAAGGCTTCTTTTGGTGGTCGAACGATCGCAACGGTGAAAACTGTCACCAAACACGTTTACGAAGCTCCGAGCCCGCTGGACATGTATCCTTCCGACGGCGCTAAGAATTGCAATGAGGGCAATCTGATTGAGCGTATCAAATTCACCCGTAAAGAGCTTTTCGCCATGAAAGGGCTACCTGGCTATGATTCTGCGGCGATTGACCTTTGTTTTGAACGTATTATGGCCGCGGAGGGCTACGTTCCTGGACTACGATAGACAGTATCCGGGCGATTCTTGAGGATAAGGGCGATAGAGTGACCGGTGGCCGGGAGCTTATCGAGGGCAAAGAGTTCTGGGGCTCCGTGCAGGGGCGTCTCCTGATTGATAGAGGGATGTATACGGATTTGAAGGGAAAACCGCTACAAGCCGCTGGAAGAGTACGAGATCAACGCTCTACAGGTTGGGGCGTATTTGCTCTATGTGGCGTTTAATCCCCATCCTCTAGGCCACAGGCCCTACTCTAAGACTGGCTGGGGGATTGTGCCTGGCTCGTTCTGGTATAAGGGCGTACCGGAGCTTATGTCTGATTTACAGTCTATCTGCAACGCTTCTATTCGCGCCATGGTGAATAACCTTGGAATCGGGTCAGGTCCTCAGGTGGTTATCAACGATATCAACCGTTTAGCGAAGGGCGAGAAGATTACCCAGATGCACCCATGGAAAATCTGGCAGTTCATAAACAACGCGCGGAGCCAGCTTAAAGCAATCGATTTCTTCCAGCCGAAGGTGTACTCCAAAGAGCTAATGGGCGTCTATGACCAGTTTGCCATGCTGGCTGACGATTACACCGGAATCCCCGCTTACTCGTATGGAAATGACCGAGCCGCTGGCGCTGGGAGGGCATTAGCCAACTACGAAGAGCTTCTTACTCCAGAAGGCCCGGTAGAGATGGGTTCTATCAAAGTTGGGGATAAAGTCTGTACTACTTATGGCTCTTTAGCAAAGGTAGAAGCAGTATTCCCTCAGGGAGAACGCGATATATTCAGGATGAGATTCAGCGACGGAAGCCATGTCGACTGTGATGTGGAGCATAGATGGTCGGTTAGTAGCCATCCTGGGCGAAACGGGCCAGGTGACTGGCATGTCTATACGACTGCCGAACTGCTTGAAAAAGGCTTATTTAGATACACCAAGAAAGACGAGAGGAATCCAAAAGGGTGCCGTCCGAAATGGGCTCTCCCTACAGTGTCATGTGTTGAATTTGCGAAACGTGATGTAAAGATTGACCCATATACGATGGGGGCGCTATTGGGTGATGGTGATGCCAGATGCCGTCTTACAAGTGAAGATCAAGAGATTTTCGATCAAATACCGTATGAACTTGGCAAAATAGACCCCAAGTCTCCTGATGATAATTCTTGGACTCAAACTGTTCTAGGAATCCGGCCAGATTATCATTCCTACGGACTAGATTGTAAGAGCATACACAAATTCATTCCAACTGATTATCTCTACAACACAAAAGAAGTCCGGCTTGAATTACTACGTGGCCTGATGGATATAGACGGTTGTTGCAGCAAGGAGGGCGACAAGACCTTCCTGTCGACATCTTCTGAAAGAATGGTCGAGGATTTCCGTCGACTCGTCGTATCGCTGGGCGCTCAGGCCGTAAGTGTCACGACGGAGAAAGCCGGAGAAGGTATTATCCGAGGATGTAAGATTTTCAGGAAAGAGAATCACAGAGTTCATTTCTATCTCCCCAATGAACGTATATTCCATCTTGAACGCAAACAGAGTCGAGTAAAAGAGAAAAAGGCTGCTCGTCGCTACATTGTCGGGATAGAGCATATCGGGGAAAGCGAAGCAACATGTATCACAGTCGACGCAAAAAATCATCTATTTGTTTGTGCAAATGGAGTGCCGACACACAATACAGCGCGCGGTCTCGGAATGTTGATGAATAGTGCGGCGCGGGGAATAAAGAAGGTTATTGGCCGTATTGACAGGGAAGTATTGAGACCGACGGTATTACGCCAGTACGAATGGAACATGCTGTATGACAAAGACGAATCCATTAAGGGAGATTTGGAAATACAACCTCAAGGGGCGTTGGCTATGATTCTGAGGGAGCAGATGGCCGCGCAAAGAATGGAGCTCCTGAATGTCACAGCAAATCCGATAGATCAGAGAATACTCGGTGTGCCTGGAAGAGCGAAACTGCTTAGGGAAGCAGCGGATACCTTGCAGATGGAGGATCTCGTCCCTGATAAGAAGAAGATCAAGTTGTTAGAAATCGAGTTGGAAAAAGAACGAGCCGCGCTACAGGAGCAGGAAGCCCTTAAGAACGCGGCGTAACCACAAGGAGAAGATATGAAGAAAATCAGTGTTCGTAATGTTATTGGCCTGTTCGTCCTGACGCTTTTGGTGTCATTCGCAACTGTCCTGTTTGCGGTAGACCGCGTTAATTACAGTGTTTATGAGTTTTCCGTCAGGGAGATAAAGAAGCTTCTTCCCGCGGATGCAGCTATCCTTATCACGTCTCCGACTGTATTTAGCGGCGGCACAAACACCTTTGACGCCATAACGTCTACAGGCCCTATCTCCAGTTCTGGCACAGCAGACGGCCTTACGACCAGGCAGGTTCTCAGAGCCACGTTTGACGGTGGGACTCATGGCGCGATAGGCACAAACAGTTTAGGAGTCACCATACCTGATAACGCGGTGGTTTATGACGGGTATATTGACGTTATAGACGTAGTGACGGGTACAGGCGTCCTGGCAACGGTTGGAATCGACATGAACGTCAATGATGACATCTTTGCCGCTGATACTGTTACCAATGCTTTCAAGGCTGTAGGAATTGTAGCTACTGTCCCTCTGGGTTCAGCCGCAACAGCCGTTAAATCAACAGCCGCAAGAGCTATCAGCGTTGTAGTCGGAACAGAAGCCGTTACCGGTGGTACTTTCATTGTGAATCTTGAGTACGATCTGCAAGCACAATAATTAGATTCTGGATCCCCCGGGGTTTCCTCGGGGGCTTAAAAGATATGAAGCTAACAAGAGACAACGATCAATTAACAATGGCCCTGGCCGCTTTCGAGAGAAGCGACTTCGGGCAAATCATTATCCAGTGGTTTGAAGAGTCCAAGGAAGAGCAGAGGGACTTAAACGACGATTTGAATGGGAACGAGCTTTATCGAGGCACAGGCGCCTCCAAGACGTTAAAAGAGATTTTGGACGAGATAAAGGGTGCGAATCCGACTGTATCTGACACGCAGCTAGGCGGTGAGGGAGCTGGGATACAGTAGCAGGAGCATGTTTTACCTCATAACATAACAAGTTGAGACACCGGGAACGGCCTCAACGTAAAGTGGACACCGGGAACGGCCCACGGAAACGGAGAAGAGAAGATGGGAACAGGAACACCACAATCAGTATTGGACCAAGAGGCAGCAGCAGATGCAGCCATAGCGGCGGCAGAAGCAGAACAGGTCGTAACACCAGCTCCAGCGGCGGCTCCGGCTCCCGTAGCGGCTGATCCAGCGGCTCCGGCCTCTCCAGCTCCAGATGGGGAAATTGTGTCATTATCAGAAATGGTTGACGCACCTCCAGTATCCGCAGCCCCGGCACCAGCCGCAGCGGCTCCGGCAGGAGATACTGTACCTCGATCGGACTATGATAGGCTGATGGCGCAACATCACGCGCTACAGGGGAAATACAATGCAGAAGTCCCAATACTGAGTAAAAGGTTGTCGGATATGGGAGCAGAGATTAAGGCCATACGTGAACGGCCTCCTGCACCAGCGGCACCCGCTGTACCACCTCACTTAGCACACTTGAATGCCGAAGAACGTCAGGATTTCCAGAACAGGAATGAAGCCCTTGGTGTTTCAGGCAGAGCTGTGCTCGGGGAAGTAGAAGCGGCTCAGGCAGCAGATAAAGCAGAAAGAGACCGCCTTAATGCGCGTCTTGACCAGATTGAGAGAGATCAACAGGCTCAGGCCGGAAGTAGCAGCGTTCAGTCATTCATAAATGCTGTTGACCAGCATCTCCCTGGAGCAGCTCGGTTAAATACTTCTCCTGGCTTTAATGCCTTTTTGGCAACGGTAGATCCGGCAAGCGGGTTGGAATGGGGCATATTAGCCAGTTCAGCCGCAGATATCGGGGACGTTGCGCGGGGTGTTGATATCTTTAAGACCTATATGACTCAAGCTGGTTTAACTGGAAATGAAGCTGGCGGGGACGTAACCCACCAGATTAAGCCCGCGAGGGCAGCCGGATCCCCGGGGCAACCTGGAACTCCAGAACCCGTTAAATATATCAACGAGTCTGAGGTAAAGCAGTTTTACCAGGAGGTTGCGCTTGGTGAATATGGTCCGGAACGTGAGAACGATCCAAGAGCGATCAAAATACAAGCAATAATCGATAAAGCCGCGGATGAGGGTAGAATTATATACGGCCAGTAACCGTATAGAAGGCTGTCCGAACGTGGCGTAACAATGAAAGCGAGGATGAGATGGGATATCCAGTAGCAGCAGGGACAAGGAATATCGCGGCCACGACAATGCGTTACGTACCGGTAATTTACTCCGGTAAGTTGCTTGTTAAGTTCTACGCCAGGACAGTGATAGCGGCGATCACGAACACTGATTATGAGGGCGAGATTAAAGAGCAGGGTGATACGGTTTATATCCGCTCGACGCCTACAATCACCATTCGCGACCACCAGAAGGGTCAGACTCTTAACTTCGAACAGCCTAGCTCGACTCCGGTCACGCTGCTGATTGATAAGGGTAAATACTGGGCTTTCTCAACGAACCGCGTTGATGATAAGCAGACAGACATCAAGAAGTACACCGAGAGGTGGACGGAAGATGCCTCGAAGCAGCTCAAAATCTCCATAGACACCGCATTCCTGGCAGATGTGTATTCAGACGCACATGCAAGCAACCAGGGCGCGAGTGCCGGCGCGATCTCCGGTGACATCAACTTAGGCGTTGATGGTGGTGCATCTGTCCAGCTGACGAAGGCCAACGTCTTGGATAAGATTGTCGAATGTGGCCAGGTTCTTGACGAGCAGAATATCCCAGAAGAGGGACGCTGGATGGTTATACCGGCGTGGATGTGCGGTATCCTGAAACTGTCCGACCTCAAGAACGTGAACATGACGGGTGACGCTGTTTCTCCCCTGAGGAATGGTCGAATCGGTATGGTTGATACCTTCACCCTTTACAAGAGCAATCTGCTCACAACCACGACTGACGGTGATGCCGCGTCTGCTACCTGCATCATATTCGGAACCAATGATGCAATGACGTTCGCCACACAGTTGATCGAGAACGAGAACATGAAGAACCCCGTTTGCCTTCGGTACGCTGTTCCGCGGATTGCAGGTATACGGTTACAAAGTAGTTAAGCCTGAGGCTCTTGGCTGGTTGTACGCCAAGAAGGTATAGAAAAAAAGTGCTGAGGGGCCGTCTAGTGCCGTCCGTCAAACAAGCGTTTCGGTAACGGGCCCCAAAAGCCATTAAGACAGTGTAGACAAGTTAATAACACCTCAATGGAGGAAAGATCATGCCAACAGCAGCAGATTCAGCAGTAACGATGAATAAAGGAGCATGGCCTGGATTGGGTCAGAAGGTAGGCGTAGCAGAAGCAACGATTACACTGGCTACAGTGAGCGCGGAGCTCGTAGCGCAGGGTGACGGCGTGCTGGCTTCGGGTGATATTATCCAGACGCTCAATCTTCCACAGGGAACAGACGTTCTTAATGCAGGTATCGAGATAACCGAGACGGTAGCAGGGGCCACGGCTCTTGATATCGACATGGGTATCACCGGTGGTGATGTGGATATCTGGATTGACGGTATTGACATTGGTTCGTCCACAAGTTACGTGGCCACGGACTATGTTGAGCAGCCCGTAGCGACTTATCCGTATGTGATAGGTCAGGGCGCGGCTGGAGCGACAACTGACACAATAGATATTCTGTGTAATACCGTAACTGGTACTGTCACAGCCGGTATCCTGCGTGTTTGGGCTGTTATAGCCGATGTCTCGGATCTTGAAGGATAAATATCCGGGGGGAGCGGGTTAAACCGTTCCCCCTTTTCACTATCANCCTACTTTCCTCAAAGGAGGGCCTACCATGAGAAGGAATCTACCCCTTATCGCTTTTGATGTGCCTCTCGGTTGCGGTTCTCTTTGTTGTAACCGCTTTTGGCGATGGTTATGGAGACGGAGCAAAAGTTTCAGATGCTACCACTTTTGACGGTCAGCCTGCATCATACTATCTCGATAGAGCTAATCATACAGGCTCTACTGTGTCTAACATACCCTTTGCGTCTGTAACAGGTGTTGTTTACAACTTGTCTTTTTCTGTGCCCGACCCCACGAATAACTACATATTCATCCAGGGTCATCCGTTTGACGGTGGAGGTGATTTCACGATAGAGCGCATAAGGACGCGGACGGTACGTGGCGATGTTACGGGCGTTGTGAATGTAGTTGTTGATGATCTGTCTGATATATCGGAATCCAGCCCAAGCGTTGACAGCGTTATTTTCTACGGCACAGAAACAGAGGATACGAGCATAGCCGGTGAAACTTCAATCAGCAATAATCAGGCTATAGGAATTTACTATACACTGATTGATACGTTTGCAGTCAGCAATCAGGTATATACGGATATAAGGATTCGCAACTAATGAAGAAACTGTGTTCAATACTTTGCTTGCTTCTTATCGGGGTAACCGCTTATGGACAGGCTCGGCTTACATCTGCAGAGATTGACAGCGCAAACGATCTGTTTGATGTAGGCGGTGGAACGAAGTTTGGTAATATTGACAACCCGACCCATGTAAAAGAAAATATGTGGGATAACAACACAGAGACGAAAGCTACATGGACTGACGGCCCGGTAGGTATCGAGGCTCTTGTGGGTGTTGTCGATATGCCCAAGCGGTATGTTGCGACGCGTTACACCCTTACAATGCCCGGTGATGCAACGTATCGAAACTGGACAAACTGGACTTTTGAGGGATCAAACGATTCTACTGATGGAACAAACGGAAGTTGGGAAACGATAGGAACTTTTGACGGTACTGCAATCAATAGTGAGTGGCAGACGTTCAGAGTGTTCTCTTGGCGGTCGGATACATACCGTTCCGACTTCACGGCCACAAACGGTTATAACGGGTTCAGGATGCGAGTTACCGACCCTATCACAACTACGACCAACTCAATCCCGCATCTTTCTGAAATAGAGATATTTGGTTATGAATACGTACAAGTCACAAATGCAGCAGCGGCGAGTCAGGTTCAAGTGGGTGGTGTCGATGTTGTTTTGCAAGGAGGCCCGTTATTTATTACTGGTGGAGCTACCGTAACGAATAACCTGTTCGACAACAGCGATTGGTGGACTCCAGCAGAAATCACTACAGAACTATGGACAGACCCATCGGATACTGCTTCTTTCGAGTGTTCTGTTGCAGGTATCGTGTATACCCTCGACGATAAAAGCGGTAACGGCAGGGATGCGATACAGCCGAACGTGAGCGAGCGTCCTGAAGCATGGAGAAGCCATATCAATTATCTCAATGTGATTCGTTATACGGACGGCTCAGATATGTCAATGGAGGTAACAAACTTCCCTGTTCCTGCAAGTGGCAACTTCACTATATTCCAGATCACAAGGGTGACAGAGCTTGATATATTCGATGCAGGTCTTTTCTCGATGGATGCAGCAACAGCAGATTGGCAATTCCAGAACGGCGTAACAGCAAGTACTCCGTTTAACGGTCGGCTTGTCTCAACAGGTTTGGGCGCAAGTAATGGCAACGCAAGCCCTGCAATGGGTGATGGCCCAAGTATATACCATGTCGAGTTTGATTTCGATGGTAACGCTATCAGATGCTATGTAGATGGTGGCCTGAGATACACAACTACATATACGACAAAGGTAGGAACAAATCAGATGCTGCGAATCATGGCAAACAGAAACACTTTTGGAACAGTTGGCGGTGATACTGCGGAGACGATCTTAATAGAAGGTACAGACACAAACACCATTAATAAGATTGTTGGATACTCTGCTTGGAAGTATGACTTTGTTGATAACCTTGATTCAGGACATCCATATAAAAGCGAGAGGCCGCTTAAATGAGAAAGATTCTAATAGCATCATTTTACTTAAGCATAGTGGTATTGGCTCATGCGGTTTCTCCGTTCATCTGGCAGAGGACTGGCTTACGAAGTGGCGGGTCTGCTCCTGTAGACGCTTGGGCGTGGTATCAGTTAGAGGGTCGTGACGAGAATGTCTTTATAGGGGTGCTTACTAATTCTGTCACAATGCAAGATCAAGGTAAACTCTGGTTTGAGAACGGTGTAGGAATCACCAACTATCTACCAACGGCACAGGTCGAATGGACAGGGCCGACCAACGGCATAGGCGCAAAGATCAATATGGATTCTACTGCCGACAGAATTGACTTTGGCTCTGGAACACAGGATGAAATTGATATTGGCGTTATGGCTGTTGAAATGTGGATAAAACCAACAAGCCTAAACTATCAGATAATGGGTAACACGCAGAATAGCATAGGTGGGAACAACGGCTGGCACATTAACAACAGTAGCAGAACGCTTGAGATTGCTCACGACTACTCTACTACAATCGCTAGATACGCTTCGGATGCAAACTTTTTCAGCGTTGCCAGACAGGGTTTGTGGACGCACGTAGTTGTCAACCTCACTACCAATATCACCTGCTACCGTAATGGCACGAATTACCCAAGCGCAACCAGTACAGCAGGAAGCGGCACGCACGTTGCAGGAAACTTGCAAATGGCTATTTCGGCAAACAATGGGTCTGGTGGTTCGTTTCAAGGTAATCTAGGGATGGTTAGGATTTACACAAATAGAATTTTAACAGCAGGGGAGGTGTTCACAAATTGGGTAAACTCCTGCTGGAGTAATCCAAGCAATCAAGTCACGACCTTGACAAGCCCATTGATCGGCGGTTGGGGTGGCGACAAGTGGAGTGCCGATAACGTCAATGGATTATATGAGAAACAGGTATTGTGCGTTAATTTCAATGAAAACTTTGGTGCGGGTGGCACGATTGCAGACTTCTCTCGCTACGAGAACCACGGAGTGAACGGCTCGCTAACAGCGGCGGCCATACAAGAGGGCAGTTTGACTAATGCTTATGCCGATTTTGATGGAGGGGATTCCATTGTATATACTGTAACGGAAGCGAAGAACACGGTAAACTTTTGGGGAACTACTGACCCGTCAAATGGATGGACCAACTATATGAATGCATACGGAACCCAGTATGTTGACGGAGTAGAGGCGGCGTTTGATAATATCTTTTATAGCATAACTGGCAATACAATAACAAACGGAATTGGTACTGCGGTTAGCATAGACACGTTCAGGGTGTTTTCAGACTTCCAACTCTCTTACACAAATATTACTACAGCAGGACCAGACGGGAATCAATAATGAAATACTTACTAATAACACTATGCTTGGTTTCAACGATGCTACTCGCAGATGATTCTCTTGAATGGATTTTCAAGAAGGTTGATCTGGACACTAAAGCCGAACAGCTTGACGCTGGAAAGATGATGGCTAAGGCGTTTGATGGTTGTCAGGTGTATCCACAGGTTGTCACCAATAAGACAACCGGAGCTGGCAGACCGATGACCTTCGATGAGCAGGCTATGTTCTGTGTCACAAACTTTATGATTGATTCTGCTGTAACCAATAGCCTTGGAGAAATATCAGAGTATAGAGGCAAGCGCATTGAAACGCCAAGAACCTGCAATCCTATTCTCGAGAGGAACTGGACAACCAAGAAGATCGAGCAGTACAAAAAGGATTACAAACTCAATAAGACAGGAATTACTTTGAAAAGAGACGGTAAGATAATAAAAGAGGCTGTAGCGATTGAATTATAAGCCAAATTTATACAATGAATGAAATCAAAGAAAAGGAGTAGGGATATGTTAGGGAAATTGTCAATGTTCTTTGGATCAGTAATTGCTATGCCTATAGTAGCTCAGATACCTACTGCTGATGGTACGGTTAGTGAACTTGCCAAGGCTGGAGCCCAGGGTATTCTTGCTTTTATTGTTGTCACTGAAACCCTTGCTATTTATAAGATGTTCAAGCTGTGGCGTGCCGACATAGAGAAAGAGCGTATAGAGAACAAGGATCAGACAGCCAAGTTTGAGGATCTTATGTCAAAGCATACTGAGGCTATGACCAAACAGGCATCTTCAAACGAACAGATTGCTACTGCAGTACACCGTAACGCTGATGTTATCAAGAAATGTAAGCATGAATAAGACTATCTACATATTTATCAACGGCATACTCAATATGCCATCTGACACCGATGCGTGGACTGACAGGGCTGTGACGTGGGTTCATATCCATACAGGGATGCACGCAGAGAAGTATGAGTACTTTTCCCCTGTTATGCTACGCAGGTTCCGTCAGCAGGATAGAGCTGAAACTCTTGCCCGTATGATTAAATACTATCATGATTGGGATGTTGTGATGGTCGCTCACAGTAACGGCTGTGATGTTGTCATGCGGACGCTGGCTATCCTCAAAGATAAGAACATGAAAGAACTTCACTTTATTGCTCCTGCCTGTTCTAGGCAGGTTTTATATCAAATGAGACTACTGGTAGACACCGAAAGGCTTGAGAAGTTTCAGATATTCTTAGGCGGCAAGGATCGCGCAATGAAATGGGCGGCATGGAGTCAGAAGATTTTAGGTCCGTTCGGTATTGGTTATGGCGATCTTGGTGGCGAAGATCCTGTTATGGTCGGCAAGATCATAGGAGAAGAGAACGTGATATTCGAACCTCAATTCGATCATAGCACTTGGTTTGAAAAAGCCCATTTTGAAGGTACAATGAAGAAACTAGTCGGTGCGACCGACAAATAAACCATAAAGGAGGTAACAATGGTCGCGAACATAAAGAGGTACTGGTTGAGGAAGAGGGGAACGAACCTGACGTATCAGAGAACAGCCGTTCTGGCAGCACGCCCGGATATGGAAGCCGTAGACGAGAAAAAGGCGAAAGAGCTGCAAGCTGCTGAGATCAAGCGTAGGGCGGGAGAAACCGCTGCTATAGCCGCTGCGAAACAGGGCGTCACTCCTGCCAGCGAAGCGCGTCAGTCGGAAGAGGATGAAGAGAAGCAGCGCCAGATTGCTGCCGGTATCATTCCTAAGACGGACAATCCAGAAGAGCCTAAGCAGAAAACGACTCGAAGAAATGAACGAGGCTGAGTGTAAGGCCTATGCTGACGGAGATGAAACTCCCCGTAAACGACAGCGATACGCTGGAAATCATGAAGGAGACTCTTAAGGCGGTCATATCGGCTGATAACAAGGCTGTTGATGATAGCGACGCCCCTGTGAAGTTTGCTGATGAAGATGCTCCACTTCCTGAGGCACCTGTAGAAGAGCCTACAGCACCGCCAGCTAGTGATATTGCCGAGATGTCCTACAAAGACCTCCAGGCCGCTTGTAAGGCTGCAGGGAAGTCTGGTGCCGGCAAGAAGGCTGATCTGATTGCCAGACTCCAGGAATAAGAATAGAAACGAATTGAACGGAAAGGGCCAGGCATGGCTACCAAAGTCAAAGTATCAACGCTTGAGACAGAGATCCGGGACTTGATAGGTGACGATAAGAAACCTTACCGTCATGATGGCCCGAATCTGTATCGGTATATGACGGCAGGAACGTCTTATATTCTGGGCGATCAGCCGGAAGCGCAATACATTGATTCTGTTACCCATGATGATGTTGTGCCAATAACTACCGAAGGTCAGGACTTACAGATATCCTCAGACTACGTTAATGCGCTGAGGGATTATGTTATCAGTAAGGTTATGGCTGAGGATAGCGAAGATTCTGCCAACCTGGCCCTTTCCAATAACGCACTCGCACTATCAGACGGGGAGGTATAATGTCTGGAACGAAACTGACAGATTTATATGAGTTTATCCTTCCCGAGCTCCCGAAATGCCCGAAGCCGCTGGTATTGCAGAATATCAGAACTCTTTTACGTACAGACTTCTTTCCCCAGACCCAAGTATGGAAATACGAAATGGATGCCGTTGATATCAAGGACGGCAAAACGGATTATGATTTTGAGTGGCCTTCCAAGTGTACGGACGTTGATACGCTGGGCCTCGTTACGATTGATAAAGTCGTGATTCTTCCTCTTGAAGATTACGTTATGAACGATTTTAAGAGCCTCACGCTTGTTGTAGAGCCTACGGCTGACACTGAGTCTGACCAGGATGGACTAGAGATACAGCTGATTCTCAAGCCGAAGATGGATATTGACGAGGTTCCGTGCGAATATTACGACAACCACTTTCAGACATGGGCCTATGGCGTCATGTCAAAACTGATGAAAATGAAAAATAAGCCATGGTCAGACAAACAGACTGGCGCTGAGTATCTTGGTTATTATCTGGATGGTAAAGGTGAGGCTAGAATTGAACAGAATCGCGGGAGAACAACAGCGACTCTGACGGCCAGACCTGATTATCCATTTGCATAGGAGATTATAATGGGAATAAACCTTTTAGACTTAATAACGCGGTTTCAGGGTGACGATTACCCCAGAGAGGTTTTTCAGGTTTTCGATGAAGAGAGCGGAGATCCAGTAGACATATCGAACTCTGATATCACTGTTTTGGTGAAAATGCGGAAAGTTAGCACCGATACCGTTTTGATGGTGAAGGCCGGAACGAAGTCAACATGGGCTAATAATGGAGTATTCTTCCTGAACTGGCCTACTGACGCTCTTGACGAGGACGAAGATGTATACAGGCTTGAAGTTTCAACGTCCCAGAGCCGGACTACTGGAACGATCACCGGCGCAAGTAAGGCCAGCCCTTGCGTTATCACAGATGTAGCTCACGGCCTCACAACAGGCGATAAGGTGCATATATACGACGTTGCTGGGATGACTGAGCTTAATGATCGAGAATACACGGTAACGGTCATAGACGCCGACTCTTTCTCTTTGGATAGTGAAGATAGTAGTGATTACACGGCCTATACGAGTGGCGGCACCTGGGCGAAGTATGCAGGGATCCAGACCGCATTGACTCAGCAGCCGATAAAGATTGAGGAGGACTTCTAAAATGAGCTGTAACGAAAGCGGCATGGGATTAAAGAGACTTGCTCTCCAGGCGGTAGACGGCGCCTTGGCAGTAGCAGTTGTAGGCGTGACGGCCACTGTAACGGTACAGGTACCAGGCGGCGGTTATTTCAGATATCACTTATGGTTAGCTGATTCAAATACTTCCCCGACAGTTACGACGAATCTGCCGAGTAGCCAGATTGTTGAGTGGCAAGGCAATACGGACTCGTCCGGGCTTCTTACGCTTCCTATTGTGAATAGTGACGCGTCAAAGAGCTGGTATCTCTGGGGTTATTTCAACTTCCTGAACGTAAGCCCAATTATAACGGTGGGGGTGTAATATGAAAAGATTTCCTTTATTCATACTGATTGGCCTGATTGCCGGTAGCATGTGGGCGCAGAACCTTAACAAGTTCCCGAACGGATATCGCGTTGTACGCGACTGGGGGCAGGATAAGGGCACGGCCACGATCAGCAACATGCTTGACGCTGTGAGCACGACAAACCAATGGACCATGATCTTTGACGGTGGAAAGTGGAGCATATCGAATAGCGTTACTATTCCGAGCAATATCACGGTTGTTGTAATGCCAGGCACGTATTTTGATATCGCCTCCGGTCAGGTAATGGCTTTCAATTCGAATAATCTCGCAGTATTACACAGCGAGAGGCTCTTTTCAGGTTTAGGTACCGCAACAGGTCAAGCGCAGATGGTTTACCGTATTCCTGACTGGGGATCAGAGAGCCAGTACGATATCGGCCCCGGACACCTCCCAGCGGCAGTATCGAATCTGTATTACGGGAATACCTACTATGATGCAGCGGGCCAGATACTCACCTGGACAAACATGTATCAGAATAATGGTTTTATTCTTGGCTCGACGAATCTCTCCGATTTTGGTGGATTGATTATAACTACGAATACGCTGGCCGATAACATAGCGGCAATATACCCAAATTTGCAGACGAACAGTATAAGCGCCGGTGTTAAATCAGAAGTTGGATTCTGGCCTACATATATTGACACCAACACCATTACAATTAGCAGAGGGACAATTTCGGCCAATGGTACTGAGTACCGCTCGGAGTCTATCATAACGCAGGACGTGTCGGGATTGCCGAACCTGACGAATATCGTCTACGGATATCTGGACGATTCAGCCAGCTCTTCAACTACGAATATCACAGTTTATACGAGCACGAATCATCCGACATACGTCAATGCGCTTGCCGGTTATTACTGCTCAAGTAGCACGGCTGACCGCGTAATATTCGCCATACCATACACGAATAGCGCCATAGCAGGGTTTATATGCAGCGATACTGGCGACCTCGTAGTCAGATATGACCAACCTTATGCCTGTGCAACAAATCTGAATCCAACAGGCGGCTGGCAGATACCAGACTTAAACGAAGCCTCGACATTCCTGCCTATCAACGCGAGTCATGTATACCTTGCCATGAGCGGAGACGAGAGCGTACAGCAGCAACTACTTCTCGCTGCCACTACTTTCGAGATGACAAATACATTTGCTGAGGCTGGCGTGCCATGGTTGCCTTCTGGAGCGAACTATACATTTAATCAGGGAGCTACCCTTATGATGGCCGGATCGTCTGATACCGGCTCTGGAATACCTATGTCCGGGTGGATGCAACTCGGAGCAAGCAGGAATGTAAGGATAGCTGGCGAAAATGATGATGAGAACGATCTAGGTTGCTCAGTAGCAGGATGGAGGATATACCGATAATGAAGAATATACTGATACTCTTGATAGTATGCGTGGCTGTTCCGGTTCTGGCCCAGTCTAATTACGTTTTCGAAGTAAACTTTGATACCGACAAGAGCAACTGTAGCTTCGGGCCGGTAACAACCAATCAGCCACCTATGGTTGCGCTTCGTAATAACAAGAATAAGATAACTGGATTCAGATACTACGTCTTTGTAACGAAGGCCCAGTACAATGCGCCATTCTCCGCGCTCCCAGCCCAAACTGTAGCAGATGCGAAAGACTATGCCTCCGAATGGTATGATGATTACGATGGATGGGGCGGCAAGTTTGATTCTATTGTTGAAGCTTTTAGAGAGATGCACAATGATCTGGCTGTTGCAGCAGGACAGCCTGCACAGACAGTCAACAAAGGCAAGATGAAGCAAAAGATCAAAGGCAAGAAACCCAAAAAGAACAAGTAAGTCGTGAATGAAGATAAAGTTAGAAACATTTCAGGGTATAAGACCAAGGCAAGAAGCTCGGTTACTCGGGCGGTATCAGGCTCAGTCTGCTCAGAATGTTGATCTTCTCAGCGGAATCCTCAGCGCAATCAAAGAGCCTTCCCTCACTCATACGCTCTCCCAGGCGGGCGTTCTTAATGTTTTCCCGTATAATGGTGACTGGCTCGAATGGACCACAGACAGGGATGTTGTCAGAAACGCGATTATTGACGATCAGTTTAACCGGATCTATTACACAACGCCTGACGCTGCTCCAAAGATACGCGGAGTGCGGGTAAGAGCCAATTCCACGGCCTACACGGCAGGACAGAAAGCACGCTGGGCCACAGGCGATACGGTCTGGTCGGTTACTTCTGCTGGCACATCTGCCGCCACCGCTCCCTCGATCACAGGCAAAGTGGTTGGAGATACCGTTACGGACGGGACGGTTATCTGGACAATGACATCTCTCACCTTGGTTGGCGCTGACGAGCTCGAGTATGACCTTGGCATACCAAAGCCTACAAATACGCTTAACGTGACCACAGCGGCCAAAGCAACGGTTGATTGGGTGCGTAGAGGCCCTAACGGCACGGACGGAACATGGGGATATCAGTATGAAGAGTCAGACAACTCTATTTCCCAGTCTGGAGAGCTTACAGAGGGCGGAGGGGCAACCAAGGTTGTAGAGGTGACAGCCGGTAAGGAATGGACTGTTACCACGGCGCCGACGAAAACAACCGCTACTGCTACCGCGACTCTGGTTATATGGTTTGACGCCTATGATTCAAGCGGGACTTATCTTGGCAGGATTTACCCTGATATCAGCATNAACTTCAATAGTTCGAGCTTTTACCTGGATNGGGCTCAGGGGGTTGNCCGGCAGGTAAACGCTTCCGGGCCAGACGTGACTTTCTCGATTGAATACGATACGAGCCGCTCTTCCGAGTATGAGCTGGACAGATCCTATGTTTATTGCTTTGTAAGCGGCTTCGGGGAAGAAGGGCCACCGAGCGAGCCTTCTGCTCTCGTTCCTGTTGACCCTACCCAGAACGCCACTGTATCCAACTTCGATACGTCTGTAACGGGAAACTATAATATTGTAACCGTACGAATCTATCGTACAGTTACCAGCGCGGGCGGCACATTCTATTACTTTGTGGCTGATATTGATCTTGGAACAGCCTCTTATTCTGATTCTATCGCTGATGTTGATACCGGGGAATTAATCCCCTCGATCGGGACAGACAGCCTCGGAAACATTACAACTGGATCCAGATGGTCTGCTCCCCCGTCCACAATGCAGGGAATTGTTGCTATGCCGGAGGGCTGGTTGGCCGGATTTGTTGATAAGACCGTATATCTCACTCCTGCGAATCAGCCGCATGCGTGGCCGCTGGCTTACGCAAAGACCGTGAAGAATACTATTGTTGGCTTGGCGGCGAACAGGAGCAACCTTGTTGTGCTCACAACTGGTATTCCTCAGGTTTTGGTCGGCCATTCTCCCGATAGCGTCATAATTGAGGACGTAGACTTCCCTCAGGCGTGCTCTAGCAAGCGATCTATAGCTGTTTGGGGGGATGATGAGGCTACGACTCCTTCCGTGCTGTATACGAGTCCTGACGGGGTTTGTTCGATTGTCGGGACTACGGGCGTTCGGATAAGCAATCAGATGTATTTGAGAGATCAATGGGAAGATTTAGACCCTACCACTATGATAGGCGCGGTTCATGACGGTAAATATTACTGTTTTAACGATAATATCAATCTCATCTTTGATCCAGAGAATCAGCAGACGCTCCTGACGACGACTGACGAGAACGTTTCTGGACTCTATACGGACGTTTCGAGTGACGCTTTATACCTGATTCAGAGTCAGAGCTTGAACGAATGGCGAGGCGGTACCGCAAACAAGACGATTACCTGGAAGAGCAAAGAGTTTCAGCTGACGCGGCCTGGCAGGTGGGTTGTGGCTCGGTTATTGGCTAATTCCTATCCCCAGACATTAAAGGTATACGCCGAAGGAGTAGAAGTTTTATCTATTGAAATGACCGACGATCAGGCCCGGAAGATCCCAAAACTCAGGAAAGAGAAGAACTGGGCTCTGGGCTGTGTAGCGAATGATGATGTGCTTGAGCTTCTTTTAACAACAAGTATGGTAGATTTATAATGGGAATCTCGCGATTTAGAGAAATACCGTCAACAGAGAATGTCGCAGATCAGCTGATCCGGGATATTCTTAACTCGTTACGGGAGAACCAGCAGAAGCTCATTGGTGTACGAGGTAGTATTCATGACCGTGCTTTATTGGTAATAGACGCTGAGACTCTTGGTATTGTGGGCGTATTGGGCGCTGGAGACACAGCAACACTATTTAAGAAGGACCAGGCCCCAGTAGCGCCTTTCCAGCCGGAGATAAGCACGCGCCTGGTTGCTATGCCAAACGGTGATGTTTCGGTGAATACGAAGCGGATCGACGATACGGACAGCCCGTATGATGTCCAGACTTCCGACGGCTATATCTTCTGCGATACGGATAACGGAGATGTAACAGTGAATCTTCTGGCCGGAGTAAACGGATTATCCGTGAAAGTGGTTAATACCGGGAGCGGAGTAGCAACAGTCAATCCTAACGGCGCCGAGCTGCTTATGGGTGAGAACTCTGGCTGGTCGCTCTACAAGGGAGAAAAGCTGGATGTGGTTTATAACTCAATAGAGGGTTGGTTCTAATGAAGCGATTTTTTGTATATACGTTAATTCTTCTTTCGTCGTTCTCGGCTTTTGCTGATCGTCAGTTTACGCGCGATTTCCTGATTGAGGTCGAGAAAGGGAATGTTCCAGGCCACAGCATCATACATAAGTTCGGGAAAGCCCCTGACTTTGATACTACTGATGGCTTTGTGACTGTATGGGATGGGGCAGAAGATGGTACAGCGTGGGAAAGCATGGTCAAAAGCTATTCTACCACGGCTGATATCGACTCAATCATTTCTTCAAGCGCGGCTGATACCGTTCAGGTAATGGAGGTTCAGGGCGTAGATACAATGACTAATCTGCTTATCCAGTCAGTAACGCTCAACGGACAGACCAGAGTAGCTTTTCCTACAAACTACCTGAGAGTGTTCAGGATGAAGAATGAGAGCAATCTGAGTAATGGCGGCCCGAGCAATCTGGTTGGCCATGTGTTTGCGTATGTAACAAATGCCCCAACAGCAAGTGGCGTTCCTACGGATACCTCGCTTATCAGGGCTATTGTTGACCCAGACGCGAGTCAGACATTAATGGCCGCCTATACGATTCCGAAAGATTGTACCGGCTATATGTTGAGCTTTTACCTCGGAACGGCAGGCGCACAGAGGGCAAGTCTCCATGTGGCTCACCTGAAGGCGAGAAAGCCTGGCGGGGTATGGCAGTTTAAGCACGCTTCCTCGATCGTTACTGATGGATCAAGTCGTATCCTGCATCCATACAACGGTGCGCTGAAACTTACCGAGGGAACAGATGTTCAGATAGAGATGAATACAGACGTGAACATAGCCGCTGTATCGGCAGGTTATGATATTTTGCTTATTCAAGACGGATATTAAACGAAAGCGAGGCAATTATGCCAGAAGGAACATGGCAGGGTGCAGGTAGCGGTGCAGCAACCGGAGCAACAGTAGGAACGCTTTTGGGCGGTCCTGTAGTTGGCCTTATCGGGGCTGGAATCGGTGGAGCTGCCGGACTTATTGGCGGCGGCAAATGGGCGCAAACGTCAAGGCATAAGGATTATCGGAAACAGAGAACGGCTTTAGCAGACGAGATGTACGGCGGGGAAGCAAATCTTCCCGCTCATTTACAACGAGATAACTTTAGTAGCACCCACGCACAGCGGGATGCTTTACTAGATGAATATAACTCTGGAGGGGGGCAACCACAAATGAGTGATGCAGAAAGAAAGGCTTTAGAAGCCCAGACGGAATATTACGGTGTTGCCTCGAAAGCGGCCAAAGAACAGATGGCGCGGGCAACAGAGATGTGGAACGTCTACAAGAACGAGTATCTTCCTGGCGAACTGGCTATTGCGAAAGAATCCTTTGCCGGTATTCCTACAGATCCAGAGCTGGCTTATGCCTCTCAGGATGTCAGCAGGTCCTTTGATAGGTCGAAGGATATCGGAGAGCGGAATCTTGAGAGAATGGGTATTAACCCAGCTTCCCCTCAGTATCAGGCGTTACAGGCCAATTACGGAATAGCTCGGGCCGCGGCAAAAGCGGGAGCCAGAAACGAGACGAGGCGAAATATCCGTGATGTGAATTACGGTCGTCGTATGGCCGCGGCAAACATGGGTAAAGGTATTCCGGCTCAGGCTAGTGGCATGACAGCCTCCGGCGCCGGGATTATGGGAAGCGCAGCTACAGGACTGGCGAATACGTACAATGCCATG